ATGAGCAAGATCGATCCCCATGATCGCATCGACCTAACCGGCCCTTGGGCCGGTTTCGGATTCCAAGCTGGGCACATGTTCACCCCCGAAGGTCATCAGCTAGAGCCATGCGACATGACCTGGTGGTCCCTGACCTGCAACATTGCGCGGGAATGGCGACTGATGATGGCTGAGGCGGCTCCCCGGAGACCAGCTGCACGAAAAGCTTCGGCCACGGCGAAATCCAGCGTCATCTACCTAGCCGAAGCGCTCAGAATTCGCCGAGAACGAAGGTCCGGCGTGCGTGATCCCGGCCCCGGCGCCGAGACGTCCAATGTGGTCTACATGAGTCGTGGGCCGAAGCCGCGTCAGCGCGTGTAAAGCGCTTCCGTAGGGGCGCTGCCCCTACACCCCCAGTACAATGCAATCTGGACGTGATTGGGGGGCGTATGGAGCGCGAACGGCCTGAGTACCTTCCGCCGATTGAGCGGAAGCGTTGGAATTTCCCGTGGCTGATTACCGGATTTTTGACTCTGGTGAGTCTTACAACCATTGGCGTGCTTACGCTGGGTCGCACAAACAGTGCCTGGAGTGAGCGTTTTGAGGGTGTGCGGCGATCCATTGAGGCCGCTGAGCAGCCGTCGACGGCTAGGACTGAGCTGCCGACGGCCAATAGCCCGGTGCCGTCGGCGCTTCCAGAGCGTCAGCACGCACAGCCATCCCAGAATGCGCAGAATCTGCGCTGTATCAATGGAATGTTCTTCCGTCGAATTGAGGGGGGCTGGGAGAACCTTCCGGGCTCTCGGTGTGGCGATATCCCGGAAAGTACTGTCCAGTGCTTTGCAGGAAAGCCGTACAGGCAAATGTCTGCTGATGGAGGCTGGGTTCTCTCGCCGCGAGATCGCTGCCCGTGACGCGTCACGATAATCAGAAGGTCGCCGGGTAAGGTGGCGTCTCCGGGAACGTCCCCATTGGGCGTTTCCCGACCTCAACCAGCGCATGTGGTGACGGCTCGGGTGTCCCGGATGGCGATGACTGAGCGATGCCGCGAGCTGGGTGATCCTGACTCGACTCCGATTCCTGGCGTGGTGCGCGATACGGGTTGTAGGCCGGGCCATCGCGTGCGATCGCCACGCATACCGGTAGCGGAATCTTTGCCTTGGTGCCCTGCTCTGTGACACACGTGCAGGTGGTGTCCTGCTCGGTGGTGCCGGAGGCCATGCAATATAGCTCAGGTTGCGATTGCACGGTGCGATCATCGAAGGCGGGGGCAGACCACGGCTGAAACTCCACACGTGGTTTGTGTTTTTGCACGTATTCTTCGCGGGTGAGGGGCCGTGCCGCCGGCATGCCCGCGCCCAAGGGCGCCAGGGCCCCTGCCGCCGGCAAAGCTTCGGCCCCCTGCTCTTCCTTCTTCGCAGCTTGTGCGTTGGAGGGTTTGATCAGGAACAGCCAACCCAACCACAAGATGCCTATCAAGGCGACCGCCACTGACAGGCCCTGCCAGACTCGCTTCGGCACCTTGAACTTGTGACTGGCCGTGTGCAGCGTTGCGCTGCGATACCTGTCATAGAGGTTCTTCGGGTAGACCCAGATTTCTTCCTCGGCCTTGTCGCGAATCCGTTCGTCGTAGGGATCAGCCTGCACGCGGGTCCACGTCAGAACACCAGCCCGCTGCATGCCAAACGCACGATTCATGTGGGTATGCGAGCCGATCAGACTGCGCACCTGGTGGTGGATCTTGCTGGGCCACTGGGTGACGAACACCAGATCGAAACCGCGATGCCGGTGCGTGGACATCGAGCGAATGCGTGGATCTTCCGATTCACCCGGCTTGCCGGTGGACGGGAATAGCCTGCCATAGCGCTCCAGCCCCTGAGTGTTGCCATCCGAATGCGCTTCGTCGTACAGCACGAAGGAGCCATCGGGAAGCTGGGTCCAGTCGTTGTGATCAGGCAGCTTCTCGAACCACGGGAAGGCGTCCGGATTCTCCTCAGTGGTTGCACCTGCGACGTTGGTGAAGAAGCGTCGCGGCTGCGCCTTGCCTTCTTTGACGGCCTGCTGGTTCTGCTCGTAGAACTCCTGCGCCATGCTCATGGCGCGCAGGGTCTTGCCGTTGCCGGGCTGGCCGGAAATGAGATACATCATTTGGATGCGGCCTTCTGAACTGCGACTTTGCCAGCGTCAATCACGACCTTGGTGACCATGGCAGAGCCAACGATGGTGATGGCCTCCCCTGCCCCTGCGAGCAGCAGCACATTGGCGAGGTCGCCGGAAATGCCGCCCCAGTAGGAGACGACAAGGTTCAATGCTGATTTGACCAGCGGAAGCAGCGCGGCGCCGGTCGCAAGCCCGAGGCCCGCGCCGGTCAAAACACGTGCGAGAGAGTTGCCCAGGAGCTGGACAAGGAAGGCGGCAAGCCAAGGCATTATCTTCTGAGCCCCAGAACGATGTAGGCAGCAACGATGGCCGCGAATGCGATCACCATGCCGCGGATGTACCGAGAGAAATCACACAGCGGCTTGAACTCGAAAACCATGGCGGCGCTGTAGCCGCCGAGCGATACATTGATGGTCCGAGGTGACGGGCAAGACCCACCCCCTAGACCGCTGGACCACTGCCCTTGGTAGCTGCCGGGAATGGGGGGATCCATATAGGGCATCGGCACATCGCCCGGATACTGCGGATCGCCCGGGAGGCTCGGATTCTCTCCGCCACCGCCATCACCATCGCCGTCCCCGTCGCCATCTCCATCCCCGCTACCACCGCCGTCGCCGCCGCCGTCACCACCCCCTGAGTCGCCGTCCCCTCCCCCATCGCCACCGCCGTCACTACCGCCACCGTCGCCATCACCTCCCCCTGTCTCCCCGCCAGTGCCGCCACCATCATCGCCACCGCCGTCGCCAGCGGGCTTAGGCTCAGGCGCGTCAGATTCTGTGCAGGTGCCCCCGGTGGGCGTGTAGCTGAAACCGGCCACGCCAGCCGGATCGAGTGCGCTGGAGTACATACAGCCCCTGTGGCAAGCATTGACCGACGCGGCAGTGCTACCACCCTCCCAGCCAAACTCTTCAGGACGTGCGCTGCACTTCGTCTTCCAGCCACGCTTGACGGATGCATATCGCCCGCTAGACGCATATGAAGGTCGGACAAAGCCGACATAGCCATTGCCCTCCTGCTCAACCATCGGGTTCCAAGTAAAGCCGCCAGCAGCGTTAGATCGACCAGCCTGCTCAGTAGCTGCAGCCCAGGCAGCTGCATAGGCTTCGCCCTCATCATCGCAATCCATATAGCCCACGTCCGCGCTGGGCGAACACACAGCAGCGTGCAGTGAAGGAGCGAAGAAGTAGAGCGCCGCAACCAGTGGCGCCAGCAGGACACGCGTCATCTAGTCACCGAACGCGATGTAGAGCGCGGCACTGCCGACGCAGAGAACGAATAGACCGAGCATCATCAATCCCCCATTGAAAGGGGCCGGATTGCCCGGCCCCGTTGCTACTGCGATCAGCCGAAGATCGCAGCCTTGAACCACTTGTAGCCAACCGCGATTGCGGCCGGTGCCAGCTTGGCGGTGCCGATGGCAGCGACACCCGCTGCCAAACCGGCCAGAACGGTGAGTGCAGCGCTGTAATCCAGATCCATGATGATCCCCTTGCGTAGTTGAGTTAGTTGCGAACGGACCTGCCTAACTGCTTGTATGCCCATGCCACGGCGAAGCACACCGCAACCATGGACAACAACCCCGACACCTCGGCAGTGGTAAGTGCGGGGATATCGGTGCGCGGCACGAATCCAGCCTGCTCACAGGTGCCAGTCTGTTCGTTGAATTGCAGGCACTCGTAGACGTACCGCGCCATGACTTAGGCCTGCGCTGCCGGGCGCGGTGCAGCCTTCTGCAGCGGGCGCAGCACGGTGAACTTGCTCAGGGTTGCAACGCCCTTATTGACCTGCAGCATGGCTGGAACATCCAGCTCGTATTCGCCCGCCTGATAGCCGGGCTGGCCCTTGTCCAGGCGCACATCGAACGGATAGGCGAAGCCATCGGCCTCCAGCTTGCCGCGCTGCTTGCGGGTGGTGAACTCAACGTTCTCGTTGCGGTCGTTGGTGAAGCTGCCGCCACGCTCGTTGATCTGCGAATCCAGTACGGTGACCTTGATCATTTCGTTACCCCTTGGAGGTTGGTTGTACGGCCGCGATTTCGGGCCAGTGCGCTGCTGTGTCACCTGTGACCCACTTCGGCAGCGATGGCGAAGTGCAGGATTCGATAACCGCCCGCAGTGACTGATCGTCCGGGCAGTTCTTGGAAATGAAGTTCAGTGCCGCGCCGTACTGGCGGCGGATGTGGCGACGAACGCTCTTCCACGTCGCTTCAACAGCGGCTTTCGTGATTTCGATGCGCGTGGCAACGCAGCGCAGAAAGGAAAGGACCGGATAGGCACCCAGCAGGTAGGACGCCGGATCACGCAGAATGTCGAGCGGCAGTTCCTTGCGGTTGGAGGCGCGGAACTGCGCCTCATAGCGCACCCACGGCGACGCCTTGTCGCCCTGCTCCCTACCCTTCTCGTAGACGCGCAGCTGCTTTTCCGACTTCTTGCCGCCCACGTAGAGGGTCTTGCCGTCACCGCTGTCGTAGTCGTCAACCAGCTGTGCCTTGGGGCGCTGACCACGGTTGTCGAACTCGCCCTGGGCGTACCACTTCTGTGCGAGGCGTAAGGGGTAGTTGCCGACAAGATCATCTGCGCACACGTCGACACGGGTGATTCTGCCGCCGCAGCTTTCGAGCTTCGCTCGAAGCTCCAGCCACCGCTGCGCATGGCCGCAGCGCGCTGCTGCTACTGCCCTACACCCATCGCCGGTCAACTCAATTCGGGCGGTATAGGTGCCATCAGCACGGCGGCAGTTCTCGCCGCCAAGCTCGATCATGCCGACGAACTTCTTTTCGGCGTTGAGGATCTTGATGCGCCACAGGTAGAAGCGCCCTCCCCCGGCTACTTCGTCCAGTTCCAGTCCCAGCCCTGCGAAGAACCAGCAGAAGATCTGCAGGGCGACAACGCGGGCATTGTCGGGGCTGAAGTCGACCCACTGCCGGATCTCTTCGTATGAGTCGCCCTCACGGAATGCCAGCTCGTTCAACACCGCGAGCATGTCTACAGAGGCGGAGAACCAGTCAATGCCGACCGTCAGGGTTCCCTCGGGGTTCCTGAATTCACTGACTCCCCTGTTAGACGAGGGGAGTCCCGACCCAGCCACCTCCGCGCGATCACCGGCCATTGGAGCGATCCTTGCCGAGCTTCCACAGGCGACGAAGCCCCAGCCATGCCTGCTCGATCACGATGGAGAGCAATGCCACTCCCAGCCAAACGGCGATGAGCGCGGCGCACCCCGCAAGACCCATATCGAACTCCACCAGTTCGGCGAATGAGGGAAACCTGCTCATGCGGCGCGCTCCTGCTCTTCGGCATAGCGAGCGGCGGCCAGAAGATCACCGCGCTTGGTGGCGGCAATCTCAGCCTTTGCGAGTGCGATGACCTGGGCTTCGCGTAGCTGCTGCGCGGCGGTGCAGTCACGCCTGTCGAGCAGCCACGAGACGATGCGAGCGCCGCCGATGGAAACGGTAGCGATGGCCCCTAATAGGGCAAGTGCGAACAGAGGCTCGGTCATGCCAGAATCCCCGGTTGAACAGGACCGCCACAGGGGGTGGTATGGACGCGAAGGATCAAGCTTCTATCAGTCGGTGGGATGCAGGAGTGGCCTGCGCAATCTCCCTTGGTCTGGGGGGCGTTTTGATGGCCGTGGTGCTGATAGGAAGCGATATTCCTCTCAAGTGCATTGAGGGCGGGAACGCCGCTGACTGGCTGGCTGCTGCCGGTGCATGGGTCATCGGTTTGGCGGCGGCGTACTACACGCGCCAATCCCATGTGCACAGGGTTGAGGAGGCTGAAAGAGAAGCTGAGCGGGTTAGACGGAAGTCCATTGCGCTTCTGACTGCGACGTTCGGTGCAACGATCAAGATCGTCGGACTTGATGGCATGGTCAGGCGCTTCAAGGAAACGATCGAGGGTGATCGACCCATGGCCTGGCAGTTCGAGAACTTGATGAACTTGATGGATCCGTCTATCGGAGACATCGTTCTTCCCGACGACACAATGGCTCTGCTTGACACGGAAGCAGTGACGAAGCTGGCGCTGATCAATGGAACGCTGGGGACTTTGCGTCAGTACATCTGGCGAGGCCGAAAGTTCTTCGATGGATACGCAGAGAGCATGCGTGGGCCTGTTGACGATCCCGACGCCGCTCTTGTCAACGAGATCTACAAGGGCGTTGAAGAGGTGATGGAGAATCGAACTGCGTTCGCTGAATTGGTGGTCAATGTGATTCAAAGCTTGCGCCAGCCTCCCATCAAGTAGTTCTGCTATGCCCTTCTGCGCGCCGAGCTGCGAAGCTCGGTGCAATTCAAGGCCCTTGGATCCCGGGTGTGATTCAATACCCTTGAATTCATAAAATCAAGGGCCTTGGATCAAATGGACGTCAATTCCCTGCTCGATCAGGCGAAAGAGGCGTGCGGCGTTAGCTACGACAAGGACTTAGCGCCCCGCCTCGGCGTGCGGCCGTCTGCGATCAGCAACTATCGAAAAGGCGTTTCGCATCCAGATGCCGTGGTTTGCGCAACCTTGGCCGGCCTCACGGGGGTGCCGCTTGCACGCGTGCTGGGTGTAATCGGCGAGGCGCGAGCCATCAGCCGGGAGGAAAAGGCGGTCTGGCGGAAACTGGCGGCTACTGCGGTGGCCGTGTGCCTGGCTGTTGGATTCGCCCTGCCCCACAAGGCTCATGCCGCCGTTACCGGCATTGATAGGGTCACCGTCTATACATTATGCGAAATTGTATCAGGCGCTTCGGTCGGTACTGGTCCTCCTTCGCCGGTTCCGCTTGGCAATGGCTGGGCCTCTGGTGACGAAACAAGTAAATCTGTTACCTAGCGCCAAGTAAAAGTGTTATCTGTTCGGCCGCGACGCGCCTTCATGGCCGCGGCATCGACTTCTTGGGCGATCGAGGACCCGTCAGCGCGACTTTGCTGGTGCTTTGTAGGCGATGTATCTCAGTCAGTCTTGCTCTCAGCGAAGTCAACTCAGCCGCTTCTCGGCCCAGCTCGCGCTCCCAGGCGAACATCTCGTCTAGGAGACTTCCAATTTTGCCAAAGACATCTACAAAGATTTCCCCTGCGCCGCGGTTAGGGTCAGCCTTGAGTTCAGCAGTCCACGTCTTTAAAGCAAAGACGATCTCGTCCGCAGTATCTGCAACCAAGCCGGGAGGAGATTCTTGAGCAACCTCAGCACGCTCAGCGGCAAGTCGATGAATCATGGTAGGTCCGAACTCCCGGTACCAAGTGCTGATTCTCCTGGATAGGTCGGGTCCGGATCCACGCCCGCCGAGTGCCTCGCGAACGTTGATGTGATGTGAGGCACGCCATCCTCCACAAGCGACGCGATTGCCAACCCTCACGCCTTAGCTCCGAGTTTCTGATTCTCCCCTTTTGCTTCGCAACCGCAAGTGCGTACGAGCATTCATTTCCGTGACGGGTGCGTACTGAAGGCGCCCCCCTCCATCTGACGACCCTGCTGCGGCCTTAATGGAGCCATCGTGCCCGCACTTTGCAGCTATGGCGCCCGCATTTTGCAGCCGTGGCGCCCGCATGACTGATAGGCCAATGAGGGGCGCGCAAATAGCGCGTGCCGATGACTTGCTGACCGGTGGCCATCGTCAAAGACCCAGCGGATGCAGCCATGCTGTCCGCACTTTGGGGATCAAGCCGAAGTTTTTTTCGAAAGATTTTTGAATGCAGCCATCGCGCCCGCACTTGGGCTCACTGGCGTCGGATAGCATAGCGTAGGCACCAAGACTCAATTTCGGAGGATTCCTCAATGAACGACACTGATCGGGAGATCATGTTGGTTGCCATGGTGATCGCCGGATTTGCGGTCTCATTCACCTGTTGGGCTGCTTGGCTAGCTTGTAGAGCGCGTCTTGCGCGGAACCAACGGATACGCCTCAGACGCAGATGACGTCATTCACTTCCTTTGTGTGAAAGTCTTCGGAGTTGGCACCTCTGAGAGCACCCAGGGGGCAGTACATTGAGTTCTGAGTTCTGTAGATGGATCTGGTCAACCAAGTACTGTAGCTCTGCCGCTTGATCAGCGGGTGCAAGCTGTCGAAGGGCCGCCTCGCTGGCGTGCGTCAATGCTAGCTCCGATCACTGTCCCGCCAGCTCGGCCAACACAGCTGGTGCATCTTCAAAGTCCGGGCGCTGTGGCTGCAGGCGCGTGCCGAGTCGTTTCACCACGTTTCCAGCCAGCGAGTCACGGTGTTCGGCGAGCCGGTCCGAAGGTGAGCCCGGATCCGGTCGACGGTTGGGCGCTCGCCCTTGGCCACCAGCTCGTCGGCGGCGGTGTGTACGTCGGATTCTGTGATGCCGCGGGCCAT